CATTTAATGCTGACATGATGTAACATACCACTCAAACACTAACCATGCCTTAAAACGCAAATACGCAAGAATTACGCTATTGTGGAAAACTATGTGGAAAACTTTAGATCCAAAATGTAGAAAAAAGTCTTTACAAATACAAAAATCTGCTATATAATAGAGGTATAAACTAAGAAAGGAAAGGAAAATAAAATGCCAATACCAACAATAGATTTAGAATTATCATTAATTGCAAAAAGATTAGAGAGTCTGACTAGACAAATGGGTAGGATAGCAGACATATTAGAAAGGATTGAAGATGAAAAATAAAATTGATTTTAAGGAAGCATTTAGAGAGTATGCCAAGCGTGAGCTGGAGTTCATTGAGCAAGCAGATCCAAACAAAGTTTATCATAGAGTAATACCAAACATTAAAGAAAAGGATTGTGGATATATTGATTTCTTATATAAGAAGATTGTGATTGGTGGATCTATTGTTAAAGATACTGTGTATTTAAACAAATTGAGAGTTACCAAAGATGGAAGGAAAGAAGATATTGAGGAAGCACTAGCTAAAATCAAAGAAGTTATTAATAAAGGTGATATGAAGTTAGTAGATAATATTAATTCATGATATAATGGGCTGGTACATCCAGCCACATGGGTGTGAAAAGGTAAAACCTTGATACACCCAACCATAAAAGTAAAGTGTTTAAAAGAAAGGACACAACATGAAAACATCAACTAATAAAACCAAGTTAGAAGAAGCATTTGCACTTTGGGAGTCAAAGAAAGGTGATAAAGTTTATTATACTGGTAAGACTTCTGGTGAAAAAGGTGTTAGATTAGTTGCTTTTATTAATGAGGTTAAGAAAAACCCAAATCAACCAGACATTAAAGTGTATGAGCAGGTTGAAAAAGGTAAAGATAAACCAGAAGTTGCATCACTTTGGCAAAATAAGAGCAAAGCTGGTAAACTCTATTACAGTGGCACTGATAATGAGGATAAAAAGATAGTAGGATTTATTAATGAGGATACACAATCTGGTAAATATCCTTCCATCCGTGTTTACTATTCAGATAATAAGTAGTATAATTTATCACCATAATAAATCCATAGAATCCACTCTCAAAGGGTGGATTTTATGATATAATGGTTTTGTATGCTTATGCATACATAAGGTAAAGTGTTCTGTCCTTTTCCTTACATAATCCCAACTAGCGATGGTTGGGATTTTTGTGATAAAACATAAAACTTTGTGTTATAATAGAATTAGCCAATAGCACTTTAGACAACTTGCAATAAGTATAATGTACGAAACACACCTCCCATAAAACTCTATGGAGGTTGTACATCAAAACAAAGTGTATGACCTAAATCTTAGCGTCTTTTGTCAATAAAGACTAAAAATAAGGCATCCTCATTGGCTGGGATGTTCTTATTTTTCATATTGGCATTTATCTGGGAAGTATTTACGGATTTGTTCACCAACTTTTCCACTGAAACTTTTATCATTGGTTGATAAATAATTACCATCTTTATAGAGTTTTTCTTTGCTGTCAATTTTACAATCTCTGTGATTAACACCACCAATCTTGAAATAATTGCCATAAACGCATCTTATCATAGGACCATTTATTATATTACACAGTTCGCATCCATTTTCTTTATTGATTAACATTGGGGTGTGTACTGCATAATTGATTGTGGTGCATCCCATACTTTCCATTTCTTGCAAAGTATATCTCAATTGCTGGCTGTATGGTGTGATGCCATTGTGTTTATCTTCTAGGGTTACAACTCTTTTATATAAATCGCCTTCATAGAAGTTAGGTCCACAATCAACTGGTTTCATAATGAAGAAGTCATCATTGAATAACCAGAAGTTGTCAGTTATATCCGGATTTATGCAAGCCAGCTTAAACATTTTGAAGATATTAGCCCATTTTGTTGGTTGGTCTTGGATAACTGATATATGCACATCTGGGTTTAATCCATCCGGACAACCTCCGTAAAAATATACTTTGTTATGAGGGAAGTTTTTGAGTGACCTCAGAGAGTACCTCAACTCTTCGTTTTTGGATGTATCTTTGACAAAGTAAACAATATCCCAATTATTTGCTTTTCTTTTTGCGTTTCTTACCACCACAAGGCATAATCCTCCTTCCTAGTAACTTTGATATGCAACTCTTTCATCTTCATACTCCATCACACCTCCTAGAATATCAACATGAATAGCTCTTTGATGCGTGGGTCGTTGATGATTTGCTGTTCTATATTGATGATAGTTTCACGGTACTTCAGAATCAAGTCTTGAGCTGATACAACACCAAAGTTACCCTTGGTAGTTTCGATGCTGGATGTACTACCATTGCTGGAAGAATTACCGGTGGTTGTATTTGTACCACTGGTTGAGCCACTGGATTTACCCCATCCGGCATCATCTGCATAGTTGACTGAATCAATACCGGTGTTGCTGATATTGAGCAAGTCTTGTGGGGTTTTTGAGTTGACTGTTTTGGTAAACTCTTCATTGGTGGCACTGTCGTTGCCGGTGCTGGTTGTATTAGAATTGGCATTTTGACTTCCCATGATGGTCTTGCGATAGTCTACATTGTAGATTGGATTGAAGTCTTGGTCTGCTGAATAGAAGAGTTGATTATAATATGGCATGATTTCATTCATAGCTGTTCTAAGTTCAAACAAGAATCTGCCAAAGGTTTCAACTCCAATTTCTTGATACCTATAATGATTGAGAATTTTGGCATTGAGTTCATCTCTGGTTGGCACTTGATACGCTGTTCCATAAGTTCTGGTGAGACTTGAATCTGTTGCATACAAAGGATAGTCACTGAGAGCTGAGTTGATTTCAGCTCTTGACTGTTCATTCCGTAACAAATTATCAAGCACTTCTGTATATCTTGCTGGTATAATCATTTTTATTCTTCTCCCTCTTCACTTATTATATCTTTATATTCTGGGATAGATTCAAGTTTCCTTCTCTTGACCGATATATTCAAACCAAAGATGCGATTGATTTGCCGGCAAGCCTCTTCACGGACTTTGAGCATCACATCCTCTGAGGCTTTAACTTGCTCATCATTGGCTGTAACCTCATTTGCAACCATGCGTTCTTTCTTGTCCATGTTTGCGTTGTTGATGCCGAGGTCTGTGAATACTTCATTCAGTATCATGTGTTTCTGAGCTTGAAGTTGTGGAAACACCATTGGTGCATTAGTTTCCAGAGTTGATACCATATCACCGATGTTTGCATTGTCTGATGTCCAGATGACTGGTTCATTATCTCTTCGCTGGTTGATTGCGTTCTTGAGTGATAACCTTTGCTTATCTGAGCATCTGATGATGATTGGGGTCTTGGTTGCCTCAATGTTGACATCAATTGCTCTGTCGATATTAGTGAGTTTATAACTGTACAATCTGATGATTGGCACATTTGGAAGCATGAGGTCATTGTTCCGGATGACATAACAGTTCTCACCATTCATCAGTTGTTCACCCTCATATACATAGTTCTCAGCCACCGGATATACCGTGGTTGGGTCACCATAACAGTTGATACTTCCTTCTTGTCCAAACCCTGCAACCATGAATCCCATCACTGGGTCTTTGTAGAAGATGCATTTACCACTGCTGTAAAGATATTTTTCAATCCAGCGTTCATCCATATTGTTTGGCAATCCTTCCCACTCAAAGAGTGAGCGATTGATAAGCATCAATTTATAATAATAATAACTAAAAGCCATATTGTTTGCCATCTGAGCAACACTTTTGTAACTTAGTAGTTTGTAGTCTTTTTCATCAAACATATTATACTATCCCATTGCTTACGCCATAGTTGAGGAAGTTCGACGGATTCTTCCAAAAGGTCAAGCCATTGTTGTAAGCCTCTTTAATTTTATTCATCATATCATTTGGCACATTACCAGTGATATTTGCATTGACTGTCTTTGTAAACCACCAATTGAGCCGGTGATTTTTATTTGGTACTTTCACTCTGTTGGTTTGATATCCAAACATATCAAAGTAGTCATCTATTATTCTAGCATATTCTGCCTTGATTGACTTTGGTAAGTATGTAAAACACAACTTGTTCTTTGAGAAGGATACATCGCCAGAGTTGATGTTGCCATGTACTTGGTCAGCTACCATTGAAGCTCTGCGATGCTCTGCGATGATATTACCAACCGTTGAAACCAAACTCATACCAGCACCCACTGGATTACCAGTTGCAAGACTTGCACCAGCACCAGCAATACCAAGTCCAGCCTCTAAACCAATGTTGACTGCGTTCTGAGTGAGCCAGTTGGTATAATAATCAGTCACCCATGAGCATTGTGGGGTTTTACCACCCATGATACCCTCACCCCATGAATTGTTGGTGTTTCCGGATTTATGATTGGTTGGTACTGCCTTCATACACATTGATGGCGAAAGAGAAGATGCCACTTGGAAGTTTGGACCACCAGAGAAGTCCTCATATCGGTATTCATATTCAGCACCATTATTATTTGTGATGGTGAAGAAGTTGTACGGATATGTGAGCAATTTGGCATTGCGTGGTGAGTATCCGTTGACTGTTGAAGGTCTGCTGAAACTTGCACTGGTATATCTTGGATTCATACTTGGTTCAACCCAACTTACCAAGATATAAGAGGTTTGTCCATCTTGTTCAAACTCATAGGCTTGAGTTCTCACAGTAGAGTTGTCCAGATAAAACTTTGGCACATAGAAGATTGTTTGAATTGCATCGGTGGTTTTATTTGCCACATAGTAGTTGATTATCTTATTGACAGCATCAAAGTTGGTGAAAAACATATACTTTAACCCACTGAATATGCCACTATAATATGGTGTATTATTCGTTAGAGGATTGTTGTCTTTTAATGGTCCAATCAGTTCAGTTACACCCATACAGATATATGATTCTTCAGCCTCTTTGTTGTTATATGTACCACCAAAGTCCACTGCACCACCGTTGAAGACAAACTCACCCAGAGCAACATTCTCATCAAGTGTGTTCAAACCAACAGTATCGTTGTTGGTGTGTTCTCGTTCAACAAACGATGCGTTGATTGTGATATCAAACATATAGGTTTGAAGTGGGTCAACATCAAAGTAAACATCTGTGTAACCGTTGCTGACATATACCATCTTAGTGATGAATCCATAAAACCATTTGTTTGAGAAGGCTGGATTCTGCCACATAATATAATTATACTGTCTGATGGTATCAACTTCATCTCTACACCGGAAGGTTCTGGTGTCACTCTGGTAACTTACATTGGTGTAAGTCTTTCCAATCATACTCTCAAAATAACTATGCTGAGCTGATGAGTTTGAAAAATACAGAGTGTTCTTCATATCATCTTCCAGTGGTGTTGTGAGTAGATATACTTTCGATATGTTCGTTGCCATTTGATTCCTTTACATTATTATACCATAAAGATAAGGTCAATGAAGACCTTATCATTTATGCTAAGAAGTTAGCCATTGCATTCTTATAATACTGGGATGTAAATGCATAGCCATCATTGGTTAGATGCACACCCTCAAAGGTATACTGCTGGAGATTCAGTTCATTGATACCAGAATCATTATACATATCCACAACATTGGCTGAATACAAGTTGGCAATGTTTTTGACTGCGTTTACATAATCAATTTGTTTCAAACCCTTGTTGTTCGTGCTTTCTGTACCATAGCCACCAGCATTGGTTTGGGTCATGGTCCAAAGGATGATTCTCAGCTTTGGATTCTTAGTGAGCAAAGTGTTGATGATTGACTGATATGCACCATAGAAGGTTGTTGGGTCAATACTAGCTGATTGACTCAATGGTTTAAGTTCACCAAGAGCAACACCAGTTCTTGAATCATTACGACCAAAGGAAAGAATCACAGTATCATAATCAGACAAAGTTTCTGGTGAGATGGCTTGTGGAAACTTGCCAACAGTACGATTCCAACAATCCACAACCGTTGTACCACTGATTGCTTGGTTATCCACTGTCATGCCAAGACTTTCAAGATACTGTTTATATCCATAGCATGGGTCAGTAGATTGGTTATATGGGGTAGTGGTATAATTGAAGTTACCATTACAGTTTGCCCATAAACTATCACCATAAACTAGGATGCTGTTTGTGATTGCCTCATCTTTTTCAAGCCAAGGGATTGTGATTTTGTCATCACCATAGTTCACAGTTACAATGTCTGGTCCTTCACTTTCAAAATGTGCCTCTGTCATAGTGATTGCAACAAAAGATGGTGTTGTTCCCGGTGTCCAACCTGCTGTTGTGATTGCACCCTCAACAATGAAAGTTCCATCTGCTCTATAAGTTACCATTCTTTCTGGACTGACCAGTGTGACCGTTGGTGTGTAAGTAAGACCATCGACAGCATAAGTTGGTACTGGCAAAGAAGATACATATCCTTCGGCTGCTACAAGTTCGCCTTGGTAGTAACGATATCCCTTCACCCATCTTGCATATTTGAAGACAGTCTTCATTGGCTGTTGACTTACACCAGCTAGTGAGAAGGGATTGATGGTGTTGAGTTTAATCATTGCACCCTTGATTGAATCATCTGCAATTTTCTCAGACTGATAGACACCACCCTGTGTCCATGTTGTACCATTCCAATAGTACCAATAACCATCAGTTGTATTCACATACAATCTGGTATGGTCAGTCATTTCAGAGGTTGATGATGCTATCAATGTACCACTTTCGACTGCATCAATCTTATCATCTTGCAAGTCAAGTTCAGCTTGCACTTCTGCTCTGAAGTCATCAAGTAAACCGGATAAAAGGATGCTCATTGTGCCATCTGACACCATTTTATCCAATTTGTTGTTGATTTCCTCTTGTACATCGAGGTTATCAAAGTAGTCATACACATAGTCATGAAGGTCATTGAATTGGTCAATATAATCATTCACAGTGGTTGCTACATTAGTGGTGAAGGTATTGAAGTTCTCAGTGAGTTCATTGACTTTTGCATACATCCTAGCTGTTTGTTGTAAAACAGTACCAGACTCTTTATCATAAAAAGCTGGCTGTAAACCAGTTTCAATCCATGGTGGTAGAAAATTTATAAATATATTTTCCATTTTACTCCTTAAGGTAGGTGGTGGCTCTTACACCACCACCCAATTTATGTTTATTAGGATACTGTGATTGTGATGTCACCGGTAACTTTGTCGATTTTGACAGTCTTAGTGTCAGAATCATAAGCACTTGTGGTGATAGTTGCACCACCCATGGTTACGGCAACAGTATCAGTTCCCTTAACACCCTTCAAGGTTGTCTTGTAACTCATACCTTCAACAATCTTAGTACGCTTGTTGGTGCTGGTCACACCAGTCTTCAGAGTGTAGGTGACAGTATATTCATCAGCAATATCACCATCACTGTTCTGGTCTGAGCCAACCACAAAGGCAACTGCGTTACAGAGGATTGAATAACCAACTGTCTGCCAGACATGAAGGATGTGGTTGCGATACAAACCAAGACCGTTCTCAAACTCACGGAAGGTGAAGAGGTCATCATAAACTTGGAAGAAGTTACGGTCAACCAGACAAGCAATCATACCATCCACTGGGAAGGCATCAATCACTTCCTTCTGCGTGTCATTAAACTCAACCACAGACTTATTGAAGGCACTTGCCAACACATCAATGTTACAAGTAACATCGGTTGGGTTGTCCACAATAAGAATCTGCTCATCTTTACGAGAGAAGGTGACAATCGGTTTGTTGTCATCGCTCTGTGCTGTCAAGTAAGCGTTGTTGTTGCTGTTTGCAAACACCATATCACCAGACACAGTTTTGACTGCTTTGATGAAGGCTTTGGCATTGGCTTCGCTGGCTTGTGGGTCTGCAACAGATACAACCACCATAGCATTGTTGTTATAAGCCTCAGCAAAGAGTTCACGCATGAGAATGTACTCATCGAGTTCTGCTGAGTTACGGATGGTGGTGAATAAGTTTTCAAGATATTCAGCCAATCCTTCATAACTCTTGAAGGCTTTTGCCAAAGATTCTGGGCTGTCAGTCAAGACATAAGAATCTTGGCGATTCATACGGTGGAAGACAACCTTGGTATCTGGTAGATGGCGAGTAAGCAAACCAGAGCCAGTCTGGTCATAGGTCTGAGCTTTGATGAAGTTGTTGTAGATTTCTTCAACAGTATCACCAAAGGTTTTCTTGCCTTTCTTAAACTTGCCAAGAGGATTAAACCAACTCTTCTTAATTAGCATTGGTGCATAAATCATATTGGCAAGAGTATCTACAAACTCATTGTAGACAACTGCATTGTTGAGGTCGGTGATAGCCTCACCAACTTCTTCGAGGTTATTCCGAGTGGCTTCTGGTACTCTGTCTTGGTACGCTTGAGAGGCATTATCTCGGATGGTGTTTAGGACTTCAATTGCATCCATTTTAATATCTCCTTATTTTTTCTTGATAAAATCGCCTTTATCATCGTAAAGGTCCTCAAACTTGCGACGCTCGACAGATTCCTGTTTCAGACCGGTCTGCTCTTCCACTTGTTTGGCTGGGGTCTTTTCAGAGCCAAGTTGAGTAAATAACTTCATATTGGCTTGTCTGATTGCCTCCATTTCCTTTATATCAGATTCATGTTGCTCTGTCAAGTTAGCGTTGGCATCATAGATTTCACCAACTGAGTTGTTGAGTTCACCGAGTCCAGCTCGCATTTCCTCGACAGTTTCCATGCTTCCGATTTCTTTGATTTTGGCTTCAAAGGCTTCTTTGTCCATATTGTCCTTTCTTTACATTATGTATATATTATAACACAATCATCTTCGTTTGGTTCTAAACTTCTGGGAATAGAGTACCCATGGAAACTCTTTCTTGTGTTCAAAACCAGTTGGGGTTGGTGGTGTAGGGTCAACACTTTTCCACAAAGTATTTCTGAATGCACCCATAAAAGTTTTCATATTAACCCCTACCACATTGGATGGTGTGCCATATCCAATGCCTTGTCCTTGATTCTGTCCAAGACATTTGAGCCGGTAACCATTGATATTATCATCCCAGTATTTATCAGTTGCATAATCACCATCAGCAAAAGCCACATGACCAGCATAGTTTAAGCCACTTGCATAAAATACAACACAATCACCTCTTTTTACTTCAGATAGCCTTTCAATCTTAATAAAGGGATATTTGGCATTTGCCTCTCTCATGTAAGCCCATGCACCCCAAGCATAACCATTACCGGTTTGAAAATATAGTCCATATTGATACCACAGCAAAGCCGGCACATCCCAGCACTGGTTGCCAAAGGAAAAATCAACATTTATCCCGTGGGTTAGACAAAAATCCTTCCAATGGCTGTAAGTATCGTATTGGCTCGCAAGTAACTTACGGTATCCATTAACTTGCTCTGCCATAGTCACTCCTTATAATAGATAGTATCACCAGCATAAAGACCAACACCAGCACCAGAGTTCCAACCAGAATAAACTGATTGGTTTGGTCTATAATAGACTGAATACCAATGCATGGCATAGTTATTCATCTCAGACCAGTTCACATAACCCTTGCAAGTTTGCATTATCTTTGACAAGGTATCTCCTCGACTTAATTTCCAAGTGGTGCAAGATGATACCGGTGTTGGTTCTGGTGTGGGTTCTGGGGTTGGCTCTGGGTCTGGTTGATAGTCATTTGGTACAACCCAAACCCAACCACTGATGTTCATGTTGTGTGTTGCCACGGTTAGAGGGATATAATTTGCATCATTAACCATAGCACTATTCGTACCAGTAGAATACAGATACATAGCAGTATGACCATAGGTAGTATTAAATCCACCACTTCCGATTGCACCTTCCACCGGTGTTTCAATATATTTCCATCCATAATTCTTAACGAGCCATGAGGCTACATCCTTTCCATTTACTGGTCCATAATCCGGATGCGTACTTGAATATTCTCGCTTGCCGGTTGCAAGATACGCTGTGTATTTACTGCACTGCCAACCCTTACCATTGTCAGTATTACCATCTGGTAACCTACGAGATATTACAGTGTCAAGAGTAACTGAGCCACCAAGTCCTTGCACCTCTTCATTGGCTTTGATGGTTTCTTCATCAGTTGGTGCATCTTCGTTCATGATACGGTACAAAGCATCGTTTGAGTTCTCAATAAACTTCTCAGTATACTCTTTGATATCAGCATCCTTACCATCAAGAGTGATACTTCCGTTTTCTGACTTCGTGCCGGTCAACATAAAGAAGGCACAAAGAATTGCAACTCCAAGCCATATAAACAAAGCAATGTGAGATGTAAACAATTTGGTGATTTTAGTTGACATCTGATTTCTCCTTTTCTGCATTATTCTTTTGATTGGTGACACCTAAGAAGTAGATGTTGATTCCACCAGAGAAGAGAAGAGCTGTTTGAGTGATTTGTTTTGCTACTTCCTCAAAACCCCATGTTGAGCCAAGTCCTTGAATCACAAAGGCTGTAAAAGATAACAAGCCCACTGCAATTGATAGTTGTCTGGTTGTGCTTTTCTTTAGTTTCATACCCCAATCCTTTCGTATGTTTGAGTTTCCGGCATATACACATATTCATCATATTGATTGTGTATATCATAAGAATAGTAACCAATTTTGAGGTCTGCTGTCACATTGGCTGATGTGGCGATTGACACCGTTCCTGATTCAAAATGTTTGTTGTATAACATATTGAGGTTGTTGATGAGAGTTGCATCTGAGATAAGTATATCAGTCGGTGTATCAAGCACATAATAAACCTCATCACCAGCAGTGAGAGTTCCACTTGTGCATACATAAGCTGTGGTGATAGTTTCACCATCATAACTGTTGATGTATCCGATTTCACGATGGATGTACCAGTTTTCATCATTATAATATATTTTATCTTGAGCTGTGCTAACTTTTGCCAAGTATTCACTTCCCAGATTGATAGTCATATCATCACTGTCGATTGACACCGTGATTGTACCAGTCAAAGGTTCTGGGGTTGCTGGTGGTGTTGCTTGCTGTAAGTCACCAAGGATTTCCAACTCATCAATTGCACCAGTGTCAGTGAAAGTAAGAGAGAGGTTATCACCGGTCACAGTGGTGACTGTGTGAGATTTTGGTACAAAATAAAAGATACCAGCGACACCTTCCTCTGGCAAAGATGCCACCACGGTTGGTAAAGACAAACAATTACTATCATCGCCTTGAGGGATTCCAAAGTTTAGAATCACATTGGTTGCTGTTCCACTTTGAGTTACCGTTGCTGGTGAGCCGGCTGGAAGAGTTGTGGTTGTTCCCACCGTAACAGTTGGGGTTGTACCATCAGCACCAGCTTGACCAGTTGCACCAGCATCGCCTTTTGGTAACACCAGATTCAACACTTGGTTTGGTGAATCCCCAGTGATAGTTGCTGAGGGATTTACACCAGTGGTGACAGTTCCAATGGTCAAAGTGTTGTTCTGACCGTTCTGTCCATTTGTACCATCAAGTATTTGAGCTGTGGTTGTACCATCTTCATCGGTGATGGTGATGGTGGTCACATTGTCAACCTTGGTCACAGTTGCCACTGGACTGAATCCGGCTGGTCCTTGAGGTCCAGTCAACACTGAATCTACATTTGCAATGTCAACTTGTTGTAAGTCAATGTCTATATTTTCCATATTATTCAAACACCGTTTCTTGTATATTTAAGTATCCATACAATGGGGTGTATACAACACTTCCCAAAGTCATCCTTAGGTCATAAACATAGATATTTGGTGACAAAGCACTAGTTTCGGACGGTGTAAAGTCAATCTGATATTTACCATCTTCAATCTTTGTGATGCCATTATTGAGTGATTTAGTGATAAGCATCGTGGCATCTTCATAGTTTGCCTTCACGCCCATAGTGAAGGTTGTGAGGTCTTCTGTCAGATTCTTGAAAGTAACTGTGAAACTAAACTCATCACCCTTTTTGATATTGAATATCCTTAACATTTCATTTGCCCTCCAATTTTGTATCGATTCTCACAATGGCTTTTTCAATTGATGCTATTCTGTCCAGCATCCCATTATGAGCGTCCACCCTATCGGTCAATCCTTGTATTTTGTCTTCGATTCTTGTATCTCTTCTCGCTTGTTCAATAGTCATCTTCTTGTTAGTTGCATAATTACTGATGACAACACCAGCAAAGGCAAACAGTCCGGTGATTATTGCTACGATGATGTTTTCTGATATCATAATTTCATTATACCATATTTATATATTCATTACCATTTTTATTACTTCATAACACATTGATTTGATGAGGATGCTCTCAAACCTCACACATCCATCATTATATGCTTGGATAAAAGTATTGAAGTGTTGAGCTTGTCTTCTTGAGCGTAGGAATAAAGTATTGGGTTTGTGGTCTTTCATGGTGAGTGAATACACCACCGGATAGTTAGGGTCAAACTGTTCAGACACCCACATCAATCCTTCAATCATACTTATCCACACCCCAAACTTCTTGTTCTTATAGATAAAAGCAAAATACGGTCTGGCTGTGCTTGAGCGTTTTTCAACAAAGGTTTCATCATCATTGATAAACTTATTGTCCAAACTATAATCATCATATCCAGTACCAGCAATGATTCCATAAAACTCGGTGTTTTTCTTTGCCTCGATAAACTTCTGATTGACCACATTTTCCACAATGATTGGTCTAGTGGGATGATGCCATATATACTTTCCGTTCTTGTCCGGATGGTCTAAGTCCGGCATCTGAAGTCCAAAGAATAAGAAGTACGGATTGTTGACACTGGTACTATTTGCCAACATAAACAACACCACCCTAGGATGGTCTGTTGCTGGTCTGGCAATGGTTTCATATAGATTGAGCAATGCCCTTGGTTCATTTTTCATATACCTCTGTTGAGAAGATTGGTCATCCAAGAGAAACTCATCATATATTAGCATCGTGATGCTGGGATATGGGATTGACTTCTTGTTTGAGCCGGTGGTGAGGTTGAATCCGTAACCACAGATGTCATCATCAGTCCATGGTTTAGTCTTCTTCTCATCTTCATCATCTTCATCCACTTTGAGCCGGCAATAAAACTTGTTACCATCCACCTTAAACTCATACTCTGGAAACTCATTATTTTTGATGATATCCTTGAAAAACTCTTTGCTTGAATCTTTGAGGTCATCTTTGGTTCTTCGGATGTAACCAAACTGTTCACGCTTGCTGATAAAGTTCTTGATGGCTCTCTTCTTTGCACCATAAGACTTACCCCCACCTCTGTTCCCCGTAATTACAAAAAATAGAGCATCTGAGTGTGTCAATGTTCTATCTATATCCCAAAATATACTTTTATCTATCATAACTGTTCTATCCTTAAAAGAGGCTCTGGACCATAACAAGATGAGTAACCAGCTCACCAGTTTCAAGTGGCTCTTCACCATGGTTCTATCCACTGTTTCCAGTCATGGCTACCCAGTCACCTCTGCCATCATTATACCAAGTTATTGGATGATTGTAAAATCTGAATCCAAAAGCACCGTTCCACCAGATACAGTCACCGGCATCTTCTTCCCATGATAACTTGCACCAATCTTAAAGTTATCAAAAGTCACTTGTGAATAACACTCAACCGGCATCCCAGCCACCGTGATTTTGAGTTCGTATTCTGGGTCATCACTCTCAACATCTTCGGTGGAGTTCTCGATATAACACTTCTGCCTTAGATATTTTGCACCACATCCACTCTTCTGACCTTTGTCACTGAATCTGCTCTCATACTTCCATGCACCAAGTTTATATGGGTCGATATCCAATCCCTCTGGGAGTTGAAAGTTAGGAGAATCAAGATGAAGGCTGTCTGTGTCTGCATAGATAAACTGGATGTCTGACTTGCCTGCATTATAATCATCAGTTATCTTCTGAGCTGATGTGATGGTAACTCGCCTTGCGTAACTCGTGATGAAACTCGCCATTGCGATGTAGATGCCTTTTCTAGTTTCCGGCTCTGAATAGTAGTATTTGACTTTGCCCTCATCCATATATGGTATCTTGTTGACCATTCTGATATCTGTGCCAAACTTGCCATATAGAGAGTTGAGAAAAAGTTTGCTGATATATCTCAGACCTTTGTTACCATCCTTAGTTGCTTGAATCTTGTTGGCTATCCACTTGTCAATGTACTTGTCAAACATTCCAACACTTGCCTTAAACTTCCAACCAGAGTGGTACACTGGGTTGTATACATTATATTGCTCAAAGAATAGGTCAAGGTCGACTGAGTTCAAACAAAGCACCACTTCTTCACCGTGACTTGAGGTAAGATATTCATTGCCCTTCCAATCCAGACTGTGCTTAATTTGGATGGTGGGGATTTTGCCTTCCTTCAGCTCAAACTGGCATGACATCATCTGTGTATATAATGGGTACACTGGGTCATACTTGTATTGACCTTCAAAGAAGATGGGAGTACCAAAAGGAAGAGGATTGTCATGACTTCTCATCACTGATGGATACAAACTGTTGACATCCAAACAGACACCCTCTTTGACCGGCTTGCTGGCATACTTAGGATTCAGATAAGTGAATCCACCACGGTAACTCTGTTTGACATCGTTATGGTATTCCGGAGTGGGATACCATCTGGCAAAGGTCTTCTTACCAATCAACTTCTTATACTCATCCAATGCACAACTGCCAATGGTCATCTTGTTCAATCCTTGTGAGTACATATAACTGATGGCTCTTGCTACAATAATCACATCATGCTTGATGTATTCCTTCTCTTCTTCCGTAAGTGGACTGTTTGGTGGAAGTTTATTGTGCCGGTCATAATCAATCTCACCCTTTGCCTCTGTCAGACCAAAGGCTTTGGGGATTTCTTTGACCTTCAGAGGTATCAGTTTCAAAGAATCTTGCAAGATAACCTTCCGGATGTTTTTACCCTTCCGGTAGAATATAATCTCACATTGGTACACCAATCCTTTGTCACTTATCATGGTGTTGAAGGTCTTGCTTTGTCTGTCCTTGTTTTCAGTGGTGTGCTTGAATCCCAATCGGAAGAGTTTGTCGATGACAAAAGATAAGTCAAAACGGAGATTGTGGAAAAATACTTTGGTTGGTTTCTTCTGTTTCTCACACCACTCAATGAAACCATCAATGTTTGTACCAATAATCACATCGGGGTTGGGTCTTTCGGTGTCTTCAATATCCACAATAGCATAAGCCCAAACACGACAGTCATCAGCCAAAGTAGTGGTTTCAAAATCAGCCACATAGTTCTTCATCCTTTTCCTTTGTTATTATTGGTTTAATAATGCTGTTGTCAACGCTGGTGAATAATCTAAGAGTGAATCATTCAACCAGTATCCTTTGAGTTCTGATAGATAATTTTGATATTGTTCTTCATCCGGTGGATAAGCAAACTCAAATGAATCACCTTTTGCCTCAAACTTTAAGACAAAGGCATCACTGCTCATTCCTCTGATTTTACTGATGACATCTTGGATATCCTTAGTCTTGTAATTCTCTTGAAGTGTTCTGATATAATTTTCTTTGAGTAACATATCTCTGTCTTGATGATATGTAGTCTTAGATTCTGTCAGTAGTCCTCTAAACTTATACTTGAGGTCAGTTTGGGATTGGGATGGTGTAAAGGCTTTGGTTGGTGAGAGTTTGTTCTTGCTGGCAAGACCCATTCCAAACATCTGACCAAGTGTATAACCAAGACTGCCTTGAGAGTTCATCATCTCAACCAGATTCAGTTTATCCAATCGCTCTTGTCTTTTCCGGTTTACAATCCCAACCATCCGTGACATCTCTTGTTTCTGCCACTTAGTGGTACGAGTTCCATAATCATTGGATGGTGCATCCACAATCTTCTCAGCACCACGCTGGCTGAATCTCTTGAGCATATTGAGCATTCGGTTATAATCTGCACGAGTCTTTATCAAATCATGAAGCATCGTAACCGTGATTCTGGATTCAAACTGTTCAGTATTCTCATTATAAAACTGAGGCAAGATGTTCTTGTTCTCTGGACTTTTCTTTACTTCTCTGCGTAACTTGTCATTAAAGTTTCTTGCCACTCGGCGTAACTCTTTTTCGTCTTGTTCTCGCCATTTAATGTTATATTGTCTGGACATAAGTAAACCTCCTTATTAAGTTTGACATAAAATCCCCTTGTTTCTATTTTATGGTACAGATTGAGGTCTGCAAGCAACCTACAATCAACTTGATACTTAAAACGCTTGTATATATAATTATAAATCATATTGTAATTATCACCACGCTTTTCATTAAACCTCTTCATGTGAAGTTTTGATGAAAAGTAGAGATGCAATACATCATTCTCTGTTATAACAGTATAGATATATGGTGAGTTTGCCAAGTCTTTGGCTACACCATTTCTTGTCAAATTACTCATGGTTACTCCTAATTTCGTCAAATTTAATAATCTCCGGTCTTTTTAATATACCATTTGAATATAATAATGCCTCATAAACTTCAACTTTTCCTTTTAAGTATCCAAGTTGTTGCTTAATATAAATCTCTTCATCCTTACGCATTTTATACTCCTAATCCTAGTATTAAACCAATCACGATACCACAAAGTACCGGTCCGATGTATTCTTCAATTATTTGTTTCATTTTCCTCCTTGTAAACTTTAATATTTAATTTATCAGCAATATGCTGAATCTTCTCATTCATAGGACACCACAAAGCAAACTCTTGCTTTTCTTCTTTAGCTCTCTCCATAAGAGCTTTTAACAATCTTTGACATTCACCATTATTCTCAAATCCTTTTTCAGTTTCAATCAAATAAACAGTAAACCACCCTTTATCAAATGCACAGTTTGCAACACAATGACCATCCTCAAGCTTAAAATCGTAAGTGTCTGCAAAAGCATTTCTATATAACAATTTACTCATCTGTGTTCCTCTTGTATAAAGTTTATTGCATCCAAGAGCCACTTTGAATAAGTGTAATCCGGACAGTTATTTCTAATAGTTAGAAGTTTGGTACAAACCTCATTTTGGCGATGCTGGTAGTCTTTGTCATACTCAGCATAAGCACGATTGATTTCATCTGCATTCAGCACCATAATCATTTTTACCTCCTCAATCAATCTATCCATTGCATCAATATCACCAACTTCTTTCTCATCGTTGGTCTTGGCATTCTTAATTTTCTGGTAACCATTGTATATGAGTTCCATCCCTTCACGCAACCGGTTATAATCCGGTCTTGGAAGGTCTTTGATTAAATCTATGATGGTGTTGAGTTTTGCCTCAGATGAGGGTATGGGTTGGGTTTTATTCCTCTTGAAGAGCATTGGTAAGTCCCTCCAAAGAATCAGCGATTCGTTTTAATTGTTTTGATATTTCAATAAGTTGTATGGCTTGGTAATCCATAAGGTTTCTGTCCTTTCTTATTATTTAATGATACCTCTATTGTATCGCATATTTTGGCATTTGTAAAGACCTTTTTCTACATTTTATTATAATAGTTTTCCACATGTGGATAAATCTAAAGTTTTCCACATAGTTTTCCACAATAGCGTAATTCTTGCGTATTTGCGTTTTAAGGCATGGTTAGTGTTTGAGTGGTATGTTACATCATGTCAGCATTAAATGT